AAGCAAAAGAAGATGCACTTGATTGGAGTGTAGAACTCTCTGGTGAAAATGTGATTGTCTATCAAGCACTTGAGGGTGAAGATGGTGATTTTCAGTTCAACAAACTCTATGCCATTTCTGCCTGAATCAAATGAGAGCACTCACATTTAAGAAACCAAATACGATGCGAACAATAATTCTCATTTTTGCGATTGCATTTATTTTCTCTCCTGGTGTAAGGAATCTGACTGCAAACGCACTATACACAGTTGCTGATATTATCTCCAGCAATCGTTGAGTCCAGTGATGGGACAGGACACTTGTTGAACTGTCCCTAAAGTCCCCCACGGGGGCACCTGATGCCCTATAATACAGAGACACAAGCAAACGAGACCTGATGGACCGTTCTCAAGTTATTGCAAAGATTCAGTCGATTCTGAAACTGCAGAATGGAACTGACTTTGAGGGTGAGGCATCTGCTGCTGCACGGATGATTGATAAACTCTGCAAGCAGTATGGTGTTACAATCACCGAAGCAACTGAAACTCAAGTTCAAGATGAAGAGTTTGTCTCTTTCAAGAGAATCAATGTTGCACTGACTACTCTTGCCAATGCGATTGCAACATTCTATGATGCAAAAGCATACCTGAAGAATGGAGATACTAAGTCTCTGCAAATCATCGGTAGTGAAGCACAGCAAATCCAAGTGCGTCTCTATTATGATTATCTGGTTCAGGTGATGGAGAAGGAAGCAGATATTGCACATAAAGCAGAAAAGATCATGTGTGATCTGAATGGTAAATCTATCTCTCGATCCTTTAAGTTGAACTTCCGTAAGGCATTTGCAGATAAAGTTGCAGAACGTCTTAAGGAAATGAAACTGGCAGAGAATCGAGTTCACGATGATGCCGATGCAGTGAAGAGTAAACTCTCCACGATGCGATTCGGTCGTGCCAAGAAGATGAATGGTGCAAACGGTGCTGGTGCTTATTCTGGTGCAAACGTAGGTGCTGGTGTTTCTCTGAACCGTCAAGCATCTGGTTCTGTTACCAAACAACTCTGCGGAGTGTGAGTTAAACACTCCTTTCCTTTTTCCCCTTTATTATTTGATACCATGACCTGTGAGAATCTGACTGTAAACGATTACAAAGTGATGTGGGTTGTTGGAGCACTCGAACGACTTGCAACTCTTGGTTTGATTGGTGCTGATATTCCTCTGCAACTGGCATCTGATGCAGTTGATGTTTATATGGAAATTGATGAGTATCGAGAGCATCTGTTTCAATCTGACATTGAGATCGCAACTATTTTTGGTGCGATTGCCCGAGAGGAAACTGAAACTCCCGAAGAGGATATTAAAGCAGTTGTAAATCTTCTGCTTGAGTATAAAAACAATCGTACTGAGATTGTTAAGTACGCACTTTCACATCAAATTGTTTGATTCTCATGTTTGATCAACTTACATTTGTCCCGCATACAATTCCAAATGCAGTACAAGGAAAGTACAAGTTTTCCAATGGTTGGGAGATTAGTGTAGTTTCTGGTCCTGCTGGTTGTGGATTGTATGGTGTTATCAGTGAGTTTACTTATGAAGTTGCAATCTTCCGACCGAATGGAAACATGACTGAAGATGTATCTGGTTGGAATACCAAAGAAGAAGTATCTGCGATGATGTGGGTGCTGTCTCAACTCTAGTCTCTTATACCATGTGCCACTTGTTCTAGTGGCACAGTAAATGAGCACAGACCCCTTTGGCATGGTAGACTGAACGGAGTTCAGAGGATGAGGGAATGACCACTGCTCAACGGATGGAGAAGCAATTCTTTATTCATTTCATTTCTCTTGTAAATGAGGTGCAAGGTAAGACTAAACTTCCTTCGCAGATTTCTTCTTCTCGTAAATCTTCTTGGGTGAAGCAAGTTTCCAATCCCAAGCAGAAGAAAGATGCACTGTCTGCTGTTTAATTCTTTCATTTCTTTTCTTTTTTTCCAATGACTCTTTCTTCTGCTCAACTCGATAAGATTGTTGAAATCTATGCTACGGCAATGGTCGATAGTATGGATGAGAAAACACTGGTTGAGTTTGTTTATGAAACGATTGTTGAGAACATGTCGAATCTGAGTGAAGAGGACATTCTCAATGAATTGTATGCTTATTATGATGAAGAGGATGCAGATAGCATTGTTGAATCTGTTTCTCAGGTAGTCTGATTCTTTCACCTGTCCCACATAAACACAAACAATGCTGATTAAAACTACATTCGACATTCAAGATCACACTCCTGTGTATGCAATTTGTGATCCGAATACCGAACGTTGTGGTATGATTACAACCAATCTGCTCAATGCAATTAAAGCAGGGCAATGTAGGTCTTTTGATGAAGTGAAAACTCTAATCTCTAAGTAAAATGACTGAACTCATCTTTCGATTCACTCCTGAAGAACTTGAAGTGTTGCAAGCACTGATTGAGTTTCATGCTGGTTCTGAGATTCCAGAATGGTTAAATGAAGATGCTTATGATTCTCTGTTCGATAAAGTGATGAGTAATTAAAATGCAACAACTGAATCGCAATCATATAATGGATCAATCCAATCGCAATCATATGTTAGTCGAGGCACTTGAGTATTATATTTACAGAATGAAGAAAGATAATTGCAATCAAGCAGCAATCGACGCATACATGGATCTTCTAAAAGAGATTGATGTTGACTATTATTCGACTTTGACTTATATTGATTGAATTCAAAATGAAACGCAAAGAAAAACTCCAACTGCTATCGAAAGCAATTGATGGCAAAGAACTTCTTATTATTCTAAACGCACTAAAATGATTATTGTTCACTATCAAGATCATGGTTGCATTTACACTCTTGACGATGAAACAAAAGAGTTGTATTATGCTCCTATCTACAAAGATAACACTGTAAATCTTTCTGAATTTGCACCTGTTGATCTTGCAAGTGTAGATGATGAGTATGATGTACTCAGTATTCAAAAAGAACTGATTGCCCTAAACAAATGAAACAAACAGTTAAAGATGTAATCAATCAACTTGAAAAACTTGATCCGAATGAAACAATCTTCTCGGTCACTTATACTAAACGAGATGTAAAAGAAAATCTAGAACATTATAATTACAATCGTACTGAAAACGTTTATCCATACAATGATGATCTAGCAGAACAAGTTCTTATCAATCTAGATTGTTATGATTCAATCTATGAAACGATTTACAAGAGTATTCGAGAGGAAATATCTTATCAAGTAGATCAAATCTCAAAGAAAGAAAACATTAAACTCGAATCTGCATCTTACTAATTCAATGAAAGAAACATTTGTTAGATTGAATAATGATCAGATTGAATTGCTTCTCTATTGTATTGAACAACAAGAGTATGAATTCAATGAATATGAACAAACTCTATGCGAAGCAATCATTGATACTTTCACCTCTGCTCAAGTCGAACTTAATTCATGAGACAATCAATACCTATTATTCCTAGTGTTTTCAGTTCTATTACAGTTGCAAAGGTGTTGAGTTTCATGTTAATTGGTATGCATTATGTAATTTGTAATGAAATGGTTAATGATTAGTTAAGATAAAAAATGTATTAAAAAATATAGTTTAGTGATTGTTGTTGATATAATGATAGTGTTATATAAGCACTCTAAAGACTTCTAAATGCCTCTAGTTATCTACTCTAAAGACTTCTAAATGCCTCTAGTTCTTGTTGTATAAGACCGCAGTATATCATAACTCCAAGAAAAAGTCAAGACCTATAAGGACACTCCCAGGACTGGCATAAGACTTATTGACAAGAATCATCGTTTTCCCCTATAGAAACCCTTCGAGTTTCCACATAAAGTTTTCCACAGGTTTATGAGTAATTGTAGTATTTGCAGTCGTTTATAAGAATCACCCTGTGGAAAACTTTAGTACTTTTTCCACAGTTGTGGAAAACTTATGCCTTGACAGTTCGTGTTATGATGCCGCAAGGATGATTCGTTATAATAGAACAGTCTGACAGTATTCTATTCGTTCACTTTCACAGTATGATTAGTTCGTTCTTCTGTAGTATAATAATGATACAGTATTAACGTATTATGATATAACACTACTGTTGTATTTGATACACTCTAAGCACTTGCAGTTATTGTGTTCCCGTGCTATGCTATTCGTTGTATGCACTCTGAGTATGATGTAATTCCTTATCGTCATGGGTTATACCACCCCCCATATAGTTTGTTATTCTTATCGCACAGTGCTGTCTGATTTCGTCTAATCTTTCCCCTTCGTTATAGCATACCCTCCATATAGTTTGTTATTCTAATCAGACAGTGTTGTATTGATCGAATAATGCTCGTCATGAGTATAGGCAACCCTCCATACAGTTTGTTATTCTTTATACGCAGTATAGTATATAAACTATTCGTGGGTGTTCGTGTATTATAATTAAACAGTACAGTATATAAACAATAGACAGTTATTATTATTTGATTGTTATTGTTATTATAAACCGATGCCCCCTTATATAATAATCAAAGGAACCCCTAACCTACAAACCTTTGAAAACGGTCGAGAGATTGTCATTCAAATAAAAAAATTTTCCCCCAAAAATTTTCCCCCAAGGGGTCTCACAAAGAGTAAAAAAGTGCTATATATGTTTTGAAGAGCACAAAAAAGTAATGAAAATGGAATTTGATGAGTATGAGTCCGATTTATTGATCGAGACAATTCAGCACAGACTGGATACAGATAAAAATTTATTGATGAAAGATTCAGTTAGAGAGGATCTCGAAGATCTTCTGAGAAAAATAGAAGAAAATGAATACTTATAATGTAAATGTAAAAGGAATCAAGATATTTGAAAATATCTCCCAGGAAGAATTACAGAATAAACTGATACAGATCAGAGGACTTGTATGGACGAGTGGGGGAAGTGATCAAGATATTGAAGTAATTCAGTGTCTTGGTTGCAAAGATTAATTGGAAATGGTATAATGTGAAGGATACAGACAAAATCATTAATGAGTCGAAAACACTAGGAGTATTTTAAAAACATGGCAAAAGGGTTTACCGTAAAAGCAAAGACACCCGTAAATGAGAATTCACGAGATGACTTTGATATTCAAGCAGCAAGAGAGTTGGTTCGGGGCAAGACGATTGTATTCTGTCTCCCTGGAAGAGGATGTTCTTACATTTTCCTGAAGGCATTCGTCCAACTATGTTTTGATTTAGTACAAGCAGGGGCAAGCATTCAGATTTCACAAGATTACAGTTCGATGGTGAACTTTGCTCGTTGTAAAGTTCTTGGGGCAAACGTACTCAGAGGTCCTAGTCAGAAACCATGGGATGGTAAACTGAATTATGATTATCAACTTTGGATTGATAGTGACATTGTATTTGATTCGGAGAAGTTCTACCGTCTTGTGAGCATGGACAAAGATATTGCAGCAGGTTGGTATTGCACCGAAGATGGGCAAACCACTTCCGTTGCTCACTGGTTGGATGAAGAGGATTTCCGAGGCAATGGTGGAGTCATGAATCACGAGACTCTTGACTCTATGAGCAAGCGTCGCAAACCATTCACAGTCGATTATACTGGTTTCGGATGGGTTCTGATTAAGAAAGGAGTCTTTGAGAATCTCGAATACCCTTGGTTTGCACCGAAAATGCAAGTCTTTGAGTCTGGTGAGGTTCAAGATATGTGCGGAGAAGACGTTTCATTCTGTCTTGATGCCAAAGACAAGGGATTTGAGATCTGGTGTGATCCTCGAATCCGTGTGGGACACGAAAAGACTCGTATCATTTGAAAAAACCGTTCAAAAAACCGTTAAAAAACCCCGTTTAAGTCATTATTAGGAGATTATTAACATGGCAGTGAAGAAAAGTGGTAAAGGTGGCATTAAAGTAGAATCAAAACCGAAGAATACTCGTCAGGGTCATAGTCGGAATACTAAATATAGTGCGACTAGTCGCAATTCTGCTACCAAAAAGTATCGAGGACAAGGAAGGTAAGTATGTATTACCTAGACGTTAATGATGAATGGAGTGCGGTTCATCATGACGATCTATGGATTTACAACAAATTACAACTCAGTCGGGTTTTAGGTTATAATTGCGGTCCAGTTGGAGCAAAAGTACCAAAACCCGACTTTTATATTGTTCGACCATCCATCAATTTTCTTGGAATGGGTCGTTTTGCTGAAGTAAAATGGATCAAAGGCAGTACAAATCACTTTCATCCATCAAATTTTTGGTGTGAAGTCTTTAAAGGTGAGCATTTAAGTGTTGATTTCTATCAGAAAGAGTCTTCATTGGTCGTAAGAGGCATCAAAAGTGAAGATGACCCTCTCTATAAGTGGAAAAGATGGGAAAAAATTGATAGAAAAGTCGAATTTCCTTCAATTTTGAACAATTTAAAGGGAAATTATGACTGGATTAACTGTGAGTTCATCAATGGAAACCTAATTGAGGTTCATATTCGAAGAAATCCTGACTTCAGATACCAAAATGACGTTGCGATTCCAGTTTGGGACAATGAGGTAGACAAAAATGAGGTTGAAGATGCATTTTATGTTGCAGATTTAGAGTACGATACCTACGGAAGGACTGGAATTTACGTAAAATAAATAGTTTTTGTGCAATTTGGAGGTTTATGCGAATTGGAAAAGTTTTTAATGGGAAATCACCTCCTATTAGAGGTCTATAATGTCGATTTTTCGTTGTTGAATGATGCAACGACATTAGAGGCCATCATGTTGAAGGGGATAAAACGTGCCAAAATGACCGTTTTAAACGTGTTTCAGCACTGTTTCTATCCACAAGGGTGTACAATTGTTATAGCACTGTCAGAGAGTCATGTATCGTGCCATACGTGGCCAGAAAATGGATGCATTGCCATAGATGTTTATACATGTGGACCAGGAAATCCAAAATTAATTGCACTAGAATTGTTAAAATACTTAAATTCAGACAAATATAGTCTAAGATATCTTTATCGTTGATTAAATAATTAAGGAGATAGCAACCTCCATATAAAAGTTCTGTTTTATTTTAAAACAGGAGCTAAAAATGTCAGTTTTTCATGTCGATAGAGACAAAAATTACATGTATGAAATGTGGGGAACTAAAAAATTAATCACAGATTATACAGAAAATGATTCAAAACGGGTCATTCAAGAAGTTATGCACGATCCAGCACCAAAACACAATTTTAAAAAGCAAACAGAACTTCACGAAAAGATAAGAAACGATGAAGACTATGATGATTGGTCGTATGGAACAGAACCAATTTATGGAAAATTGATTTAAAAAGTATTATAGATATATTAAACGTAAAAAAATTTAATGGCATTAAGGATTTCTAGAAGATTTAAAGACATTAGTTTGTCTTTTTCAAGACATCCTATAACAAATGATTTGATTGCATTAAATAATGAAGATGCGATTAAAAAATCAGTAATAAATTTAGTCAGAACCCGTGTAGGTGAAAGATTTTTTAATGATTTGATAGGTTCTTTTGTTGAAAATTCATTATTTGAATTGCAAACAGAAGAACCTCTTATTTTTTTGGAAGAACAAATTAAATCTTTGCTGAATAACTTTGAACCAAGAATTAAATTAAACAATGTAAGTATTTCTCTTCCACCAGATACAAATGATCTAAATGTACGAATTGAGTACGATATTATTGGGCAAGGTTTTCCAGCACAAAATATAGAATTTCTCCTACTATCATCTAGAGTATAATGACTATCAATCAATTTACTAGTTTAGATTTTAATGATATAAGATCCCAAATCAAAGATTATTTAAGAGCAAATACTGATTTTACAGATTTTGACTTTGAGGGATCTAATTTTTCAGTTTTAATAGATACGTTAGCATATAATTCTTACATAACTGCCTACAATACCAATATGGCAGTCAATGAGTGTTTTATTGATAGTGCCACCTTAAGGGAGAATGTGGTTTCTCTTGCCAGAAATATCGGATATGTTCCGAGATCAAAAAGAGCATCTAGAGCAAGAATTAGTTTTACGGTAAACACTTCTGGTACAACAATCAAAACAGTCACTCTCTCTGCTGGTGTAGTTGCCCTGGGAAACGTTGTTAATGGAAGTTATATCTTTTCTATCCCAGAAAAAATCACAGTCCCTGTGGACGATTTTGGAATTGCAACCTTCACTGACATTGAAATTTATGAAGGAGTTTTTCTAACAAAAGCATTTATAATTGATAATTCACAACCAAATCAAAGATTTATTCTTCCCAATGGTAATGTAGATTCCAGTACAATTCGTGTAACTGTTACTGGAACTACTACAGAAGAATATTCTTTATATTCAAATATTTTTGAGGTTAATAAAGATTCTAAGATATTTTTGATTCAAGAAACTGAAGATGAAAAATATGAAATTTTATTTGGTGATAATATTTTAGGAAAAAGACCTATCACAGACTCTTCTATTGAGGTTACTTACATCGTAACAAATGGAAGTAGTGGAAATGGATGTTCCAATTTTGTATTTACTGGATTAGTCAAAGATGATGTTGGTAGTGCAATTACAAGTGGAATATCACTTTTAACTGTTACTCAAAAATCAGAGAATGGTGATGAAATAGAGTCCATTGATTCTGTCAAATATCTTGCACCAAGAATCTATGCATCTCAATATAGAGCAGTAACAGCAAATGATTATAAGAGTATTATTCCATATATTTTCCCAAATGTTGAATCTGTAAGTGCTTATGGTGGTGACGAAATTGATCCACCAGAGTATGGAAAAGTATTCATATCAATTAAACCAAGAACTGGAAGATTTTTATCAAAAATAACAAAAGAAGAGATTAAAAAGAAACTCAAGCAATATTCAGTTGCTGGAATTAAACCAGAAATAGTTGACCTCAAGTATCTTTATGTTGAAGCAGACATTGCTGCATATTATGATAAAAGTACAACATCTAATGTTTTGGATCTTCAGACAAAAATATATGATACAATAAAATCATATTCGACTTCATATGAGATAAACAATTTTGGTGGAAGATTAAAGTATAGTAAATTATGTTCTTTGATTGATGATACAAGCACATCAATTACATCAAACATTACTAAATTAAAAATACGTAGAGATCTTCAACCAGTATATAATAAGATTGCTACTTATGAATTGTGCTTTGGAAATAGATTCCATATAAAGAAAAATAATGTATCAGATAATCGTGGATACAATATCAAAACAACTGGATTTACTATAGATGGAGTGGATGGAATAGTCTATCTTAGTGATGTTCCCATAGACAATGAAAAAGGATCAATATTCTTCTTTAGACTGGAAAATAATTTACCCTTTATAGTTAAAAATAATTCAGGTTATGTTGACTACAAAAAGGGAGAAATATTCTTAGATCCTGTGAATATTACCAGTTCAGTTAATAGTGATGGTATTCAAGTCCAGGCAATTCCAGAGTCAAATGATGTCATTGCATTGAAGGATATATATTTAGAATTAAACTTGGAAAATAGTGTGGTAAATATGATAGAAGATACAATTTCTTCTGGTGAGAATTTGTCTGCAACAAATTATATTGTAACTTCAAGCTATACTAACGGAGAGTATACGAGATAAAATGTCAGAAATCAATAGAGTAAAAATACAAGATATTATTGAATCACAGATTCCAGAATTCTTAAACGAGGAGTCTCCACTTTTTAGAGATTTTTTAAGACAGTATTATATTTCTCAGGAACATCAGACAGGCATTTCTGATTTAGGAGTTAACCTACAGAAATATAAAGGAATTGACAACTTCAATAATGAGACATTTTACGGAAATAACAATCCAACTCTTCTTACCTCAGATGTTTCTGCATTTGATGATGTAATAAATGTTTCCCATACTATTGGATTTCCAAAAAAATATGGTCTATTGAAGATTGGTGATGAGATAATTACGTATACTGGAAAGACAGATTCCTCCTTTACTGGTTGTGTTCGTGGATTTAGTGGAATTGACAGTTTAAATAAGAGTTTAAGTTCACAAGAAATAAACTTCTCTACTACAGAATCATCTGGTCATATTGAGGGTTCAACAGTAGAAAATTTAAATTTAATATTTTTCAATAAAATTTTTACGAAGTTTAAGACTCAATTCTTGTTGGGATTTGAAAGTAGAGAATTTTTTGAGCAGATTGATATAAAAAATATTCTAAGAATTGCAAGAGATTTTTACTCAACAAAAGGGACCGATACTGGATTTAAAATTTTATTTGAAATTTTATTTGGGAAAAGTATAGAAGTAATAAAACCACAAGATTATCTTATAAGACCCTCAGACAATTCATACATTGTCACAAAGAATATTTTAGTAGAAAAGATCCGTGGAGCAGATCCTTTGGATCTAAAGGGGAAAACACTTTTTCAACAATTATCAAATCAAAGTGTTTCTAGTGCTTCAATCTATAATGTCGAATATCGTCCTGTAGAAAATAAAGATTTATATGAAATTTCTTTAGATAATGAAAGTTTTATTTCTAATTTTGAAATTACAAATAAAACTAGAGTTCTAGAAAATATTTCTTCTGGATCTGATTATATTACAGTGGATTCAACAATTGGATTTCCTGAAAGTGGTACTATACTATTAAAATCACCAAATTTAGTCAATCAAGTAGAAATATCTTATACCGAAAAAACTGTAAATCAATTTTTAGGTGTAACTGGAGTTAGTGCTGACATAAGCATTGATGATGAAATTTTTGAAAATAAATTTGCTTATTCTTATCTTGATGATGGTTCATTGATAACATTCAGAGTTATTAATAATATTTCTGAATTAGATTATTCAACTACATCCAATTTAAAAGTTGGTGATAAAATTGCACTTTCATCATTTGGAATAAATCTAAATGATAGACCAGAATTTAATACCTGGATTTATAATATTCCAACTAATCACCGAATAAAATCAATAACTGAGTCTGGTGACTCAAATGGAAATATTTGGAATATAGAGTTTTATGATGCAATTAAGTTTTATGTCGGTGAAAGGTTGGAACTAACAAATCCAGATGATGTTAATGATGTTGTTGCAGAAACTATCGTAAAAGATGTTATATCTGGAAAATCTTTAGAGATAGAAACTTCTACAAATATTCTCAATAAAAAATTTGCAAATAAAATTCTATTAAAAGCAAGCAGCAATCAGGAATATTTTGAAAATGCTTCTTCATTGCTTTCTGGTGTTCAAAATACCTATATTGATTATTCTGGAGATAATCTTTACGTTGCTTCTAGTGGACTTCCAAATTTCAAGATATTCTCAACGGATAGAAAAATATTTGTATCTAGTTCTGTTGGAATTGGAACTACTACTGTATTGGAAACATCTGAAACTCATAAGTTTTATACTGGTGAGCAGATTTACTATTTCCCATCAGAAAATTCGGGGATAAGTACAGGAATTTATCATGTTACCACAATAGATGATGTAAAGGATAGTAAAAGAATACATTTATCTTATAATAAAAGTGATGTCTTTTACAAAAAATATGTTCCAGTTAATTCTGGAATAACCAGTGGTTATTTTGTAAAATTGGATTATGAAAACAAAGGATTAGAGCACCAAAGAATATTCAAAAAAATAAATTTATCTAAACGTGAAGAAATTTTGAATTCTGATCA